GGCTCCGTTACGACTTTTTGCGACGTACCCACAGTGCCACTCAGTGTACGCCATTCGCTTCTTGCTCAGTCCTGAGCCATTCGGCACGGAACATGGCTGCAACATCCGCAAGGGCCGGGTCGAATCCAGGGACAGGTGGGTCGCTTTCCTGCGGGAACAAGCTGCGATGTGCTTCTTTGAGGTGTGCCAGTTGCCGGCGGAGTTTCTTGTTGCGCTTCTTGAGCTTGGCGATCTCCATGCTGAGTTTAACGTTCTCAGCAGTCATCTGCTGGCAAGGCTTGCAATCGACCGAATGCTCAAGGTGGCGTATCGCGTCGTTGTTCTGATCAATCCATTTCTCTATCCGCGCGGCCCACGGCTCTGTGTGGAACTGCGGCACGTACAGTTGATCTTCTTCTTCCATGGCCCTCAGTGTAGCGCATTCGCTCATTGGCTCAGTAACTTCTTCCCTTCCGGCCCGAGAATGAAGCCGGGGCAAGTGCAGGTGCGACGACACCGCGTCTTGGATTGATGTGTCGTGAACGAGTGCCAGCAAATCCCACAGAGGAGCGTTGGATCTACTCTCTTGTCTGGCTTCCTCGGTCCTTTCTCGCGACGACGACGCGGCGGAACGAGCAGAAGATCGAAACCAGCGGCGGGCCAGTCCGTTTCCTCGGACATTACTCGGCCTTCGTCACCGATGCCCACCCTGAGAAGGCCGCAACCAACTCCTTCCCGGAATAAAACTCCGCAAGCACTGTCCCCGGCTCGATGAACGTCGCTATCCGTTCTGCCTTGACCTCTACCGGATCAGCCAGTGTGTTGGGGAATGTGATCTTGTACGTGTTCACTTTCATGTTCTTAGCCCTCCATTGCTATTTTCTCTCAGCCCCCGGTAACACGGGGGCTTTTCTGTGCCGAGGGATTACTGCTCACGGTGCTTTCTCCGTCTCTCGGGCATCCTGTGCGGTTACAGGGCACAATTCGCGCCAGTGTGCCAGGGCAGACCACAGCGCCTCGTACGCTGCGCCCTTGTCATCGCTGTACATGGCTTCCCTCAGAACCTCTACCGCCTTGGCCAGCTTCTCAGCCGCAGCCACGTAGTCCTCGAACGAGCCATCGCAGCCATCGCACGCAATCTCACCGTCCACGGTTGCGAACCAGTTGTGCTTGTGTTCCGTGGTCATTCCTTCCCCTCCCGCAAAACTTCCTTCGCCCACTCCCGCAAGCGGAATGCCTCTCGATGCGCATCGCATTCGCTACAACCTTCGTGCCAGAACGAGTGATGGCAGCCCTCCCGTTTTGGTGCAAGCCTTGCCCACTTCTCCAGTTGCCTCGCCGTGTGCTCCGGATAGGCGAACTTGTAGTGCTCCGGCTCGACAAGACAGCCGTGTATGAATTCAACGGTGTGCTGCGCCTGCTCCAATGCTTGACTCAGAAGAATCTCCCGAGCCCTCAGCCGATCCAGTTCATCGGCGGCACGGATGGCATCGCAGGGCCACGTTTCGTAATCGCTTTTGCAGTACGGCTGCGATACACAGTCCGCGTGGCCCTCGGGATGACAGCGACTGTGCCGTGCGCGTATCTCGCTGGAGATGCTGTCAGTCACGGCCACGGATACCTCCCGGTGATAATGAGCGCGCACATCTCAAAAGCTCCATACGCGGCGAACAGTGTAATGATCAATTTGTTCACTGCTGTCCCTCCACGGCTTCGACGTAGGCCTGCACCAGCGCATGAGGGAAGTCCGGGGATTGCGATGCGCCCATCACTGTTGCCGCCAATGTCTGCATGGCTTCCAGATCTGGGCGGTAGCCGATGGTCACGATGCGATCATGCCTCTTGCCCCATGTCCACCCCCGCTTTTCGATGTCCGCGAGGACCGTGGGGACGATGCTCCAGTCGATGGCGGGGAAGCCGTCACATTCAACACAGAACCCAAGACGCGCATCTTTGTTCGCCCAGAAGGTGTGTCCTATGAGTTCGCGTTCAGGCGCATACCCCAGTGCCCGGGCCAGTCGCTCTTGTAGGTCACTCATACTTTCGCCTCCGTACTGGTAAGGGCGGCAGCGATCCTGATTGCGAAGATCCGCTCAACCAGCCCTGCCAGAACGCCGAGATCTACCCCTTGGGCTTCTCCCCACGCCCTGATGTAGTCCGCGATTGGCGGGTCTGTTTTCCAGCGTTCAGCGTTGGCCGCGAACGACTGCTCCTGAGAATCCAGACGCTCCCTGAGCTGCGCTATCTCGGTGCGCTGGGCGTCGATGGTGGCGAGCCATCTACCCGACTCGCAGGGCCAGTCCGAAGGCGCGTAATCCGTTTCGGGACCATCGACACAACTGGCGCACATGCCATGATCTTCGTGGTGGAGTTCGCGCAGTTCCGCCAGTTCTGTTGCCGTTAGTGGTTCAGTCACCCTGGGCCTCCATTGCCGCAATCAAAGCCGCCCACTCGCAGTCGTCTTTGTGTTCGTACGTGTCCGGGGGGCGAACGCGAACGCCGTAGCAGTACGCGCAGTGATAATTGTCGTCGTCGGAGTAGGCCCGATATGCGGGGACGCCTTGCCCGATCAGTGCCTCTAGCGCCCGGAGCCGCGTCAGGATGGCCTCAGCCTGAGGCAGCGTCACCGCAATGAACGTGTCGGCTGGGCCTCCGGGATTGAGTCCCTGTTCCTTGCGAATCGCTATCGTCGCTTCCAGTTTCGAGATGTTCACTTCACACCATCCAAACGGGCCAGGGCCTCTTCGAGTTCTAACAATGCGCCCTGTGCCCTCCATCCGACATTCCCGCTGTACAGGCAGGCTTCCCGTGCCGCCTCTACCAGATCGGCCAGCGCCAACCGTGCGTTCCAGAGGGACGCCAGTGTTTCGGCGTTGGCTACCGAGCGTTCTCTATCGTCGTCTGATTCGCGCTTGAACGGGTCGAACTGATAGCCGTAGACGTTCGCTACCGGGTCGCTGTTCTGGTCGCGCAGCAGGGTAATCGCCACTCCCGCGTTCAGCGTCCGTAGCGGTCCCGGCGTGGCATCTTTGAGCAGCGCCCTCAGTGTCTCTTCCCAGGTCACTTTTGCCTCCCACTGAGGCCCATCGCCTCAGCCTCTTTCGGATGTTCGGCCCTCATGGCGCATCCCTCACGATTCGACTTACGGTTCCGTGATTGACGTGGTAGATCGCGGCGATCCGCGTCTGCGTCATGCCCTTATCCCAGAACATCCGCTTCATTTCCGCACGGACGTCATCCGGGAGCCGTCGCAAATTGCCCTTGGTGATTGATGGCCCGTCCACGCGCCTAGCTCCGGCTATCAATCGCTGCAAATACCCGGCGGTAACTCCCGACCCATTCGCCAGTTCCTTGATGGTTATCCGTTCCGTCTCGTAGCGATTACGAAGCCGAGCCACATCCTCGTCACTTAGTTTTACCTTCCCCGAACGCTCTCCCTTGAGGTGCGCCATGCGATCCTTCGCCACAGCATCAGCGGAGTTCTCGGCGGCCGTTCCAAGAAAGAGGTGCTCTAGCCGAACGCATGGCGGGTTGTCACAATGGTGGCAGACCATGAATCCTGCGGGGATTGGCCCTCGCTCTAGCTCCCAGACAATCCGATGCGCCAGACGTGTTTGCACGCCCACCACTCTCCCAACGCCATACCCGTGATGGTTGAGGGCGCCGCGCCAAATCCAGCAGTCACCCGCCCCATCAACCGTTGCGTAGAAGCGCTCCCGACTTTCTGCGGCTCGCTGCGGCGTCCTACATCCAGGCGTGCAAAACTGCCGCCGATTCTTCCTATCCTCTGAATCGAGCCACTGCCCACATCCCCTGCAATTACCGGAATACACAAGTCCCCTCCGGGTACCGAGTTCGCTGCTTACACGACGCGGCCCGAAGGGGACGGCTGAATCTAACAGGGCTACCGCGATTCGGTCGAATCCACGTCGTGTAAGCGTGTTCATTCTACCACATCTCGCCGCAGTAGGAGGCCCATTGCTGCCGCTTCGGCAGGGTGGTCATGGCACCAGCGGTGATGGGTGCGACAAAGGGGGATGCAATTCGCCGGGTTCGTCACGGAACCCCCTCGGGCGCGGCTGACGATTTCGTGGAGGTCATCGGCGCGATAGAAGCACACGCCCGCCGGCCCTTCAAACGCGCACATCACCGGGCCATCTTCTTGCATCGCGTCCGTCAGCTTGCGCCGCTCTCGAAGGAGTTTCGCCCGCTTCCGGGATGTGGGGGCTATCGCTGATCGCTTCATTCGAATCTCGCCTTTCGGTAGTTCGGCCCGTTCGCTTCCAACGGCACCCACCGTTCGATGTCAAAAAGCCACCGCTGCGCTGAACGACGGCCGATGCCGTACTTCTGGGCGATGATGTCCGTGTTCGTCGCTCCTCCTGCCTCGAAGAATCGGATGAGGTCGATCATCCCGGTCACCTTGTGCGTGTCCCGTGGTCTCATACCGGCATCCTCACAGCGGCAATCCTGGCTTCCATGTCGATGCTCTTGATGATCCCGGCCCGCTCCGGGGCACACTTCGGGCAATCCCAGAAGCGCCCCTCGCCGCAAAATTCTTCGTGCGTGATCAGTGCCATTTCGATGATCTCCCTGAGTTCCTGAGACAACCAATCGAGCTTCATGCGGGTATCCCCGCTGGATAGAACCGCCCACCGTGGCCCCAGTTCAGGCGAGCGTTTACGGTCCCCTCGGCCCCGTGGCGGTTCTTGCAAATGCGGATCGCCACGTCCACCGGGTTGCCGTTGTTCACGATTCGCGCCACCTCCTCCCGTGGAAGCCGCGCACCTTGTCCATCCACGGGCACGAGGATCAGCGCCTGGTCAGCGTCGGCCTCAATCGCCCCGGAATCCTTGAACGAGTGCAAGCCCAGGTCTGAGATACCCTTCGCGCTCTCGCGGTTCACATGCGCCGTCATCAGCAGGCACACCCGTTCGGCCTCGGCCATCTGCTTGAGCCGTGACGTGTTCACCGCGATACCTTGCGCCCGGTTGTCTCCGAGGACGGGAAGCCCGTTCAGCAAGTCGAGGATCACAACTTCCGTGCGGTGCTGTTCGTGGACGCGATGCACTTCCGACTCCAGCGCGTCGATGCTCATCCCCCGGAGTTCCGTCAGGTACAGCGGGAGGTTCGCCATGCGGTCCAGGCCGTCGAGCATCGCCGCTCGTTCCTCCGTGCGGACGTGCCCGCGCTTTGCCACCGCGAGCTTGTCCCAGCCCGCTTCCATGAACGCCATGCGGAAGAAAACTTCCCGGTCTGACATCTCCGTGCTGATGACGTGGACGGGAACTAACTTCCGCGCACATTCCCGCGCCAGGTGCTGCACAAACGCCGACTTCCCGATGCCCGTGTCCGCCCCGAGGGCGATCAGCCGGCCAGCGCCGAGACCGCCAAGGTAGATGTCCAGCCTGTCCAACCCCGACGATGGCCCCGCGAGTTTCTTGGGATCGTCCAGCCATTCGAGCATCGACGGGTAGCCTTCCTCGGCCATGATCTCGTGGAGACTGCGCGTCCGCGCCATCGCGGATTTGCCCACGGTTTCCTTGAGGGCCGAGGCCAGTTCGTAGGCCACGTCGTCAGGGTGCTTGCCGTCCGTGATCGCCGTCATCGCCTTCGCGGCTTTCGAAAGCACGTACCGTGCCCGCCCCTGCCGCTGGAGGTAATCCGCCCAGAACTCCAGCGTCACGGACCCGGTAGTCACGTTGCCCCGGAGGATGTCCCCCAGCCACGCCGAGGAAATCCCACCTTTCGCCATCGTCACCACGTTCACCGGCTCGTTGGCTTTCACCAGTTCCGCGATCCGGTCGTAGGCCAGGCGGCTGTCCGGGGAGAGCATGTCCTCGGGCTGCACGAGAGCCAGGAATCGGCGCGGCCCGTCAGCGTTCACGAGGGCACAGGCGATGGCCGCTTCCTCCGCTTCGCGGTCGGCCTGGATGTCGTAGTCAATCGCTGCCAGCAAAGATGCCCTCCTCGCGGTAGATCTCCGGCTTCCGGCCGTTCGGGTTCACGCTCCGCTCACGTTCGCTTGCGGCCTTGAGTTTTCCTTCGAGGTACTGGCATTTGTCCGCGCAACCCCGGTAGTACGAGCCGTTCATGAAGAACTTGAGGGTTTCGTCGAAATCCCGGAGTCGGTACTTCTCCCGCATCTCAGCAGCCCACTCCTCCGTGGGGACGGTTTTCTTCGGAGCCTTCAAGAGCACCGGCGCAGAAGGCGAAGCCTTCTCTAGTTCTGTTGTGTTGTGTTGGGTAGGGTTGGGTAGCGTCGCACGCTGCGCGTTCGTTGCGCGCACGTTGCGCGTACGTTCTCGTGACTCACGCGCACGCTCTGCATTTGCTGCGCGCCTGTCGATCAAACGCCCGATGTACGTATCCCAGTCGTGAATCTGATTCACGTCTATGAAGCCTGCTATTCGGAGGGCATCCACGAGCGCCTCGGCGTTGCCCTCCCAGAGCACCGCATCAGCAATATCAGCGTCCTCGAAACGCTCCAGGCTCCCATCCGGGGCGTAATCCATTGCCCACCACCACAAAAATTGCAGATGCCCTACCGCTGTCGGGACCGAGATGTTCAGGAGCCGTGCGAGCTTGCGTGTCTTTGGGTGCTGGCCAAGTGTCTGGTGGCTTTCAATCCATGCCACAGAAAGGCCCCCTTTCCGCCATGTGGAGTGCGTTGCGACACGTACTCTGAAGCGTACTCAGGGGCCGATTCCGAATGGTAGACGAGGGCACTGGTTTACTCCACTCAGAGGTACGTGTCGCATCCACAGGATACACCCGTGCAGCGTTGGAAACCACCAATCTGCCTATCCGCATAATCATTTCGACACCGCCATCTTGCAGGGTGGTTCTTTCACAAATGCGCCTGGTTTGAAGCACTCTGCGCGGCAGCGGTCGCAGCGTGGATTGCGGTCATGAGGGTTCCTTCCTCCATGGATGCCACGAGCCGGCCATTCACACGGACAGCCACAGCACCAGCACTCACGGACGATGTACCGCGCCATCAGAGCAACACCTTCTTCCAACGGATTCGATGTTCGGGCGGCGGGAGCCGAGAGCCGAACATGTCCACGTCATGGCGTACCCTGTTCGGCCGTGCCCACGTTTGCGGCGCAAGTCCGGCGGCATCGATCTCCCAGCCAGCACCGCGCAAGGAAGCGCCGCTCTCGCTCTCGAGGGTGTACGTGTACATCCGCTCAAACCCCAACGCTTTCGCCGCTCGAGTCAATGCGCCGTAGAGCATGGAATTAGCGTTTACAGTCCCATCAGTGCATGACCGGATAACCTCAACGGTCTTTCCGTCGTCTAGGAGCCGCGCCACGGGTTGCGCCGCTGCCGCCACGCCTACCAGTTCACCCGTCTCGGTGTTCTCCACCCCTACGGCGAACCTGTAGCGTTTGGGAGCCTGATTGTGGCGATGCTTGGTCCCGACAATCTTCTGAACATCAGAGAGCGTCACGGGAACCAACCGCAACGGAACTGCACCGTCTGGTTTCATGCCACCCTCCACGTCGTCACAACGTTCGATTCGTCCCGGGTTGGCCTCAGCACACGCCTGGAGCGCCACCCGCCATGCACCGCGTCGTGATGCTCCAGGAGGGCCGTGAGGTGCCCTACGAAGTCACAGCGAGAGCAGGTGATCATCGGAGGGCATCGATGGGAGTGGTCCACCCGAGGGTGTCCTTAACGCTGATAATTACCGCTCGCTTATGGCCCGGATCATGTGGCCCAGCTGAATACCCGTTTGGATGCACCGCTGGCCCAGAAGTCCAACTTTCACGGAAAGCATTAGCCTCTTCCCACGTAGCGAACTCGTAGTCACCTTCGCGATAGCCACAGCAAACAGCCAGGGCTTTCCATCTCATTGATGCAGCCATATCTGTTCCCAATCCTCCCCGTCGTGAGTCAGCTCATCTTTGGCGTGCTCGAAGCGGCGCTCGACAATGAGGCTCAGAATCTGCCGCGTCTCATCAGGCATCGGGCACATGTCTAGGGCCGTGTCCACGTCATCCAGCAAGTTCCAAAGCGCGGCGGCGCAATCGAACTCTGATTCGAAGTCAACACGCGGCATGGATTTCGCCCAAAAAATCTCAGGTAAACCCCTTGACGCATCTATACCACTGGTATAATCTCTACTCATGGAAACCAAGACCCTCCGCAACACGATTTACACCGTCACCGACAGCCGCCGAGGCTGGAAGAATGACCGCACAATCCACAGCCTCACCGGCCCGAAGGGCGGCCTCTATACCCTGGTCGAGTTCGATTCGGGGAACACCATCCTCACCGACCTTGCCACGGGCCGAAGTCGAAAGGGGTACGCTCACGACCTCGGGACGGTGAGTGAAGCATCGGCAGGGGGCGGAGACACACATGAGATGGTCACCCCTGCGACAGAACCCACACACGCGGCGGCACTCCGTCGCGCTCTCACTAAAGCCAATGCGGAATCCCAACGATGGGGCGAGAAGCGCAGGGCCCTTCCCGCTGGTTCCTCCCGTGCCAAGGTCACCACCGCTAACGCTCGCTGGATATCCGCTTGCGAAGTCCGGGACCGCATCGCTCAGAAGCTGTTCGATCTCACTGGAGATGTGGCCTGATGGCTTACTCACTCCCACACCGCCCCCGCCACCTGCCCACCGATCTCCGCCTCTTCCGGGAGCGGCGCGATATGACTCAGAAACAGATGGCCGAATGGCTCGGCGTGAAGTCCAATACGGTTGCGCGGTGGGAACGTGGCGAACGATCCATTCCGCCCCTGCTCTCACTTGTCCTAGCTCTTTGGGAGAAGCTGGAAGAGTCGCCCTAGCTTTCATGCCACCCTCCACGTCGTCACAACGTTCGATTCGTCCCGGGTTGGCCTCAGCACACGCCTGGAGCGCCACCCGCCATGCACCGCGTCGTAATGCTCCAGGAGGGCACGAGGATGCGGGAACTCGGCGCCGCAAGGGCATTCGACGTGGTTCATCGGGACACCTCAGGCAAAGGGAGGGTGTTGACAGATGTGGTATCATAGTGATTGGAGGTTGATACCAAATGAAACGTCTGCCCAAATCGCTCGGCCAACGTGAATACGAGCGCGGCGTCCGGTTCCGTGACGGACACTCGCATGTCCTGACCGGAGCAATCGTCCATCGGACCCTTAACGGCGTGGATGGTTTTCCGTATCGCCAGTGTTCCTACTGTGAATGCTGGATTCCGGTCGAAGCCAATGCCTGAATCCCGCACCATTCGCCTTCCCGCCGAGACCTGGGCGCTTCTCACGGAGCAAGCCAAGATTGAGAAGCGGTCGGTCAACAACCTGGTCGAAGTCCTCGTGGAGAAAGGCCTGTACAAACGTCTCTGGAAAGACAACGACGCCGAGTAATCCGAGGCCCGTAGCAATGCGGGCCTTCTCTTTGCTCTCACGCCTCACCGCCCATCTCTGGCTTGATCCCACCCACGCAGTACGGGCAATCGATGATGTGCCACGACCTCAAAATCCCCCCTGTGTACCGGGGCACCCGATGCCGGCCGAACGTGCAGAAGTAGCAGGTCATCGCCGTCTCCAATCGCCGTCACACGCGATCAACGAGCCGTCCAGCGTCCCTCTCACCCATGCGGGAATACAGAACTCCCCAGAGAACTGGTGCCGCCCCCAGAGCATGAACATCGGGCTGCGAGAATCGTCGCCCCACTCGGCGTAATCGTTGATACCCCAGAAGAACGGTTCGCCATCCTCGTTTATCAATGGACGATTGTGCTGCTCACACCAGACGTGAAGAAGGCCGCGAAACGCATCAAGCGCCGGCTGAAACCTGTCCATGAGGGTGGCGTGCTGAATGAGTTGGTCCATCCCCGCTTTGCTGCAAGATTGGGTCCCCCACTCGTGGACGATTTTGTAGCCGTCCTCGTCGGGGTTGGCGTGAAGCGTGGCAATTTCGGCCCAACGGTTCATGCGAACAACCTCGCCTGGTCTTCGTGCGGCAGCGGCACGTACTTCCTCTGTCCTCGATGGGTGATCGGTAGCGGTACAGCCTGCCGTTCGCGTTCGGCCTCCTCGTTGTACCCGCACGAGATGCACTCCAGGTTTCCGTAGTTCGGTACGTAGTTGCGGGATCGACAGCGGGGACAGATCAAAGCAGCACCGCCTGTCGTTCTCGCGGATACCACGTCTTTTCACGGCAGACGCCGCCCTTGCTGCGCCGTGCCGCGCCCTGTACCGCCATCTCCTCGTTCTTCAGGTCGGTCAAGCGCCTACGCGTCTCTACAGGCCCCAAGCCGACAATCTCCGCGAGTTCGCTGGCCGTCAGTCCGGGATATCGCACAACTGCCGCCATGACGATGCGCTGATGCGTTGCCTTCTGGCCCGTGACCGTGACGTGCCTCAAGGCTTCGAGCGATGTGCTGGTCATTGGTTTCTCCTTCCCCATTCGGCCAGCAACATTGCTTCGGCGCGGCCGTGGTCCTTGGCGCGGCTCAACGGCGCATGCGGGAACCATGACCGCGCTAGCGCCCTTGATGCGTCCTTTGGCTTTCCTGTGAGGCCCAGGGCACGTTTCCAGACCGCAGGCGTTACCAGCGTGTACGGGATGCTCCGTGCTGCAAGGACGCCAATGATCGTTCCGTACCCCACGCCGTAGTTGAACATCGAGGTCACACCCTGCTTGGGCATGGCCTGCGCTTTTTCGAGGTAGGCCATCTCGACATCTCCGAACCTGCCGATCAGTTCGGCAAGGTCTGCGGGATTCGGCGGCATGTCGTAAACGTCGTAGCCGTACTGGCTGTCATGGAAGTGTGCGATAGCGCCTGTTGCGCCCGGGTCGATGCCGAGGATGGCGGTCACAGCCGCATCTTCCGCATCGGTGTTACCTCACCCCAATCCCCCGCCCGAAACTGCCTCGTCTCCCTGCACTTCCGGCACACCCCGGCGACGTACGCCGTCCCGTGGGCCTCTTCGAGCCGCCAGTGGTGGACACAACCCTCGGTCGGCTTCACTGGCTTAGCGTTTCTCTCGGGTCTGATGGTCATTGGCATCCCCGGCTGGCCCTTGTACTTGGCCTTGTGCTCTCGCTTCGCCAGGAGTGCCGCTTCCCATCGGGGCTGGAGCATCTCGCGTTCCCAGCGGGCGATCTCCACGTCGGTCATCGTGCTTCCGGTCATGAGTTCGCCCACTCAAGGAGAACGTCGGCGTGGCACGGCTGGTCGAGCGGGCACCAGCAGCAAAGGTCTTTTCCGCGCAGTTTCATTTGCGCCGGGACTTCCAAGAGATCCCGCCAGTGCATCTCGAATGCAGTCACCGCTTGAGTAGCCGTCACGCCCGGGTGGCTCCCCGGTTCACAATCAGGATGCCTACACCGGCCATCTGAGACGCGAAAAGGATTCCCCCACATCGACGGCCGTCCTACGTAGACCGCGCCCTCTGGCATCCGCCAGCCCTTTGTCCTTTGCCTTTGGATTCGCTTTGGCATTTGCTCTGTCCTTTGGTTGTGGCTGGCACCGGGGGAGAGGTGACCCGATGCCAGCCAGGGCGGAACGTCTTACTCGAAGGGGAGGTCGTCGTCATAGGTGCGCTCTTTGGCCTCGGGCTTCCCACCGACCAACTCCACATGACCGACGATGCATTCCGTGGAATAGTGCGTGGTGCCGTCTTTCTCCCAACTGCGCGTCCGAAGCCGCCCGTCAACCAGGACTTGCTTCCCCTTGGTCATGTACTGCGCCAGGGTCTCGGCTTGGTCCCCGAACAGGACGCAGCGCGTCCATTCAGTTTCCTTCTTGTCCTTGAACCCGTAGTCCGTGGCCACGGTGAAGTTCAGCCGCGGCTTCCCTTCTGGGGAGTACTGGAGTTCGGCGTCACGCCCCAACCGTCCAAGCAAAAGGAGTTTGTTCATGCCGTCACCTTCGCGTCGGCGGCGAGGCTCAGGAGCTTGTCAGGGGTGCGCTGGGCATCCTTCGCGAGCCACGCCTCGATGTTCGAAATCGTCCCGCTGGCGCCGATCACTTGTGCGATGTCAGCGGGAGTGATGCCCCGGAGCTTGCGCTGGCTGTTGAACGGCTCCACCCATTCGGGGACATCGACGGGCGGCAGTTGTGCCGGCGGGTTTGCCTTCTGGTCGTGGAGGTCGCTCTTAGACCAGAGGTCCAGGGCCACCCCGAACCGCATCGCCGCGTTCCGAATGGCGTCCCCGATCAGTTGCTTTTCTGCGTCGAACGCACCAGCCACAACCGAACCGAAGCCCAACCGCGTGACTCCTGCGATCGTGAGTTTGATCCAGAGGCCCACGGGGTTCCCTGCTGAATTGAGCGTGAATGCCGGGAGCCCCCGGTCATCGAAGGCCACCGGCTCCCAATTCCACAGCGGGTCAACCTTCAACATGCGGTCTGTCACCGCCGCATGGCCGACGTAATCGAGCCTCGTTCCGCCCTTCGGTAGTTGGTCGATCTGCTCTGGTGGGAATGGCGCACGAAGCGCGTCCCAAATCTCTTGTTTCTCTTCCCCGAGCCGCGTCATATTTTTGCCTCCAACGTATGCCCACACGTCGGGCACTTCCGCTCAGGTTTGGCGGCGGCGATGGCGGCGTTTACGAGTTTGGCAACGTCGTACAGCGGCTTGCGTCTCGGAGTGCAGGCGAAGAACTCGCTTGCCACCTCCAACGCTTCCAGCATCTGCGGGCCGGCAGCGATCTTCGGAGCGTTCTCGTCCCAATTGTGGAAGCCGTCGTGGTAGTCAGCAGGCTGCGAGCAGACGGACATACTGTTTTCGTCAAAGATCCCGCCAACACCTATCGTCCAGGTCATACCTTCTCTCCTCTCTTTGCCTTCACATCGGCCACGCTCGCTTCCAGTTGTGCCAGCAACGGCGGGTGGTATTCCAGGTCTTGCTTGTGCTCTGCCCGGAAGTAGCACCGGCTCAGGTCGCTCTCCGAAATGCCGAGTTGCTTCGCGTACTTCTGGACTTTCGCGGTCATGATCTTGACCTCCGTTACCGGGCGCTCAATCTCAGCCCACATCTCCTTCGAGAGCCGGTCACCAAGAATCATGTGCAACGCTTCACGATCCCACTGGTACGGCCCGAGCTTCGGGGAACGCACCACAGAGCCCTTGTCTGTCTCCAGCACCAGCCGGTCGCCCATTCGTCGCACCAGTTCCGCTTCGTGTGCCCTGAGCACGTAGAGCGCGTTCTTGTAAGCAGGCTCGGCTTCGCGCCAGGATTCGATCAGTTCGTCGTCTGAAAGGTCGTAGAGAGAGTCAACTATGGACGGGTGTGTCACGGGTCCATCTCCCCTCGTTCGATGGCGTCCTCTCGGGCGTATTCGTCACGGTCGTAGCACTCGCAGGAAACGAGGTCGAAGCCGCACTGGTCGCAGAAGTCGTTGGGCGATACGCCGTCGTAGTCCTCGTTCACTTCCCCCACCTTTCGAGCCAGCCGCCGATACCCAGCAGCAGGCAGTACGCCAGGAACAACGTAGCGATGCTCATACCGGCTCCGTTGCGAAAAGTTGAGGGTGTATTCCGCCGCAACCGCGCCTCTGAGGCGGATCTCCTGCCGAGCAAAGCATCGGCGTTTGCGCCCACGATCGAACGCGATCAGGCGATATAGCATCCGGCCATGCCCAAGTGCGGCAATTCTTAGCGGTCACTTCCTCACCGCAACCGGAGCACTTCACCGCCACAATTCGCACCATCGGCTCTGTTTCAGTCGTCACCGAATCGCTCCCGTTCCTCGCGTACCGCGTCCTCCCAGCTATCCCCGTCATCGCAGCGGCATTCTTCGTAGCCGCAGTCCGGGCACCCTTCTTCGCATTCCAGGCAGGAGTCGATATCGAGGTACTGCGCTTCAAGCACGGAGAGCACTGCTTCGTTCCGGCTCATGCCACACCTCGTTCGCGTTCGATGTCACGGGCCACACGCCCAGAGATCTGGAGCATGAGCTCGGCGAAGTGCAGCGGTCCGTACGTGTCCCGGTACTCCGCCACGCGGGTCACCAGGTCTGCCTTGCTCTCCTCGGCCCTCTTGTCGTAGCTCGCGTACAAACGTTCGATGTTCATTCGTCGCGCCCCCGCACCACGATCAGCCCTGAACGTGGCCCGTAGGTGACGTTCTGACGGTCGGTCATGTCTGGGAATTCGCCCGGTTCGCCTCGGTCATCGTCTGGGCCGAGGTAGGCGCTTCCGAAACAAAAGACACGGACTTGCGATCCCTCGAAGCAGTAGGCGAAATCCGTTGTATGGCTGTCGTTCCAGGGCCAGGGCCAGCCCGTTTCTGGCGTAGAAGCTGGCCCGTTCTCTTGGAAGCATTGCTGAACTGAAGCGCGAAACTCGGCCTCGGTCGTTGCCTTCACCACCGAAGATGGGGCACCGTCTGGGTAGCCATCCCACGGAATGCTCCCAATCCATTCGGCGTCCTTGCCGTAGCCGATGTAAAAATCTGCTCGTGTTCCCATTGTGATAAACTCCGTGTTGTCCTTTGGTTGTTCGTGTGGCTCAGGCCCGGTTCACAGCCGGGCCTGAGCTCTGTCTACTTACGCTCCACCACCTCATTTCTTGCGAGGATAGCTCGCGCTAACCCGTGGACGCGCAGAAAGTTACTGACCGTCCGGCCCTCAACCTTCGCCGCTTCCCGGATCTGCTCCCATTCGTTGGAAGACATCAGGATATGAACGCGTTTGGTTTCCATGCGCCTATATTGCGCCTAGCGTGTGCATTGTGTCAAGGGGTAATTTACGAGATGGCGGTTCGGCGACGGCGTTCACCATCACGATGGCATTGAGCGCAGCGCCTGCTCTTCCCATTCCTAGTAGGCTGCGTGTTTTCCGGAGTGTACTCATGGCCCCGGGGACAGTGGGTCTTGTCGCGGTTATGTGGGCCTGGTTCTTTCCTGGTCGTGGCTGTGCGCCCGTGCACATCAAATTTGCGATGGCAGGATACACAGAGCCATCGAACGTCTAACGCCCTCTGGTAGTCGATGTGTGCGGCATGGGGCTTACACGAAGCCCCACACTCCTCGCACGAATCAGGGCGCGTCAGCCTACCGGCAATGATCGCGCGCCGTACTCTCTCGCGTGCCGCCTTGGCCTCGGCTGACTTGTAATTAGCGAAGGACGCAAGGCGCCTACGTTTGTAATCGGGGTCTGCTGCGTCCCTCCGGGCGATATAAGCGCGGTAGTATTCTCGGCGGGCTTCAGGTGATTTGCGGGACATGGCTACAGTGTACTGCAACCCCTATCTCAATACACTGCCACAACTCCACTGCCGCCACGGTTCGTATCCCCGCGCGATGTCATACCCGTACGTCTTGAGGGCAACCCTCGCGTTGACCAGCGGGTCAGCCCACAACGCGGGATCTTCGCCGGCGTAGGGGAACCACGTCGCGATGTTCAGTTGGAAGAGGCCCAGCGAGCGCCCGCTGTCCCCGCTGGCGCCCGGTGACCACTTGCTCTCGCAATAGCTCACCGCTAAAGCTTGGCTAAGGAGTTCTTCGGGCCATCCTGAGCTATAGAGGACTTGCCGCATCTCGTCTTCGGTGAGTCGCCCGCCCTGGGACTGAATGCGCACTGTGGCCGCTGCTACCGATGAGAGGGCTTGCCCGGAGTTAGCAGGCCCTGGTTCAGCCCGACTGGCGAACTGTCCAGACCCCGGCGGCAAGCCCTCCATCAGTAGTGGTTCAAGGTGCCCCCCTGCCGGAATCGAACCGGCGACCTCCGCCACTGTGACGGCGCTCTCTGCTGCAGCGGCCGCTGAGCTAAGGGGGACACCAACCTCATTGTATCGCGTCGATGTCTCTCCCAAGGACACCGACTGGAGGACAACGCCGAGCAGGACCGCCAGGACGGCGTACCCGAGCGGCGCGAAACGAATCAGGCGGTCGGCTCCGTACCGCGAAACTGTCGCCAGATGCGGTACAGCATGAGCAAGCCAGATGCGTAACTGGTGAGCTTGACGACTTCCTCACCGCTGAGGCCCGCGTCGGCAAGGTTCGCAGGATGGCCGATGACCCAGACCGCCAGCGCGGGGATGCCGATGACGAGCGCATCGCGCCCGAGTTTGATCGCCGTTCGCTTGGAAGGGATAAGGCTTTTCACAGCGTTGCCTCGTTGATCGCAGCTTCGGGGTGAAGGCCGACCACGAGGTGGCCCGTGTGTTCGTCCGTGCCCAACACAACGTTGAAGCTGCCCTGGAGCGGGAGGTCTGGTTTCGTGGCGTGGCCCGTGCGGTAGGCCAGTTCCCCGAGGAGGACCTGGAGTTCGCCGGCCAAAGCCGGTTCGTCGAACATCTGGACTTCTTCACCGAAGCCGGAAATCTTGAGGCCGATGGTGCGGAATTGGTATGCGGTCATGATGACTCCTCCTCTACTTTGTCTGCTGCTGTGAGCAGTGCGATTGCGAGCCTGCGGCATTCCTTGGCCGTGAGCTTCCGATTGACTACGACAGTGACCCCTTCTCCGTCAGGGTGCCACGAGATGCTGAACTCGATCTGTGAAACAGTGATGCGCTGTGATTTCCACGTCGCGGTCACTGGATGACTCCTGTAAACGTGGTGCCCTTGAGGCTCTGTGTCCCGCCCGGATGGCTGGTCAGATGGTCTGCGAGTTTCCCCTGCTCCAGCGCGTAGCCAAGCAACAGGGAGTTCCCGTTCTTGTTCCAGTCGGTGATGACTGAATCGACGCCGCCAGTGAGCGCGGCATATACCGCGTCCAGCTTGGCCTTTTCCTCTGGGGTCATTGGCTCCTCCTCCAAGAGATAGTTGGCATCGCGGTTCCTGCCGCAGACATAGAGCGTCGACGTGTATTGATGCACCGCTGGGGCAGTCCAGCCGCCGAAGGGATCAGGGAGCGTCTCGTATGGCGGCAATGTCCCGTCGTTCGCGCCGTAGTTCGCAAACCACAGCGGCAGATGGGCGAACTCGTGGGTGTTCCCCATGTTCGGACGCCACCACCACGCGGCGGTGTAGATGCCAGGAGACAACCCCGCGTCCTCGATCTGCTTCACGAGGTCACGGACAACCTGGATGCGGCCCGGGACCGTCGGCGTAACGGTGTCGTTGAAGATGCCCTTGCCGTCGATCTCGCAGTCAATCCAGACGCGGGTGACTCCGAGTTGGAGCGCGTTGTTGATGGCCCACTGAATGTCTCGCTTCTCCCCGGTCGGTGACCCGAAGTACGGCAAGCCGTAGAAGCCGTGGACGGTGATGCCCGCGTTCTGGCAGGCCACCGCGCAACCCTTCATCGCCTCGGGGCCACTGGGTGCGAACACCCCGAGGATGACGCCCGTGACTCCCGCCGCCTTCATGCACTGCGGGTCGAAGGTCGAGAGGTCGTATTGGGACAGATCGAGGATCATCGAATCCGCTCCTTCTCCTCGATGTACATGACAAAGGCAAGGGTGCCCACCGTGAGGACGGTAAACGCGGTCATTGCTCCGAGTACGAACTGCCACATTAGGCGAACACCTCCGCATTGGCCCAGTCTGCCTGTGCGATCCGCTCGCTGATCCGCTTCCGAATCCTGTCTCTGACTTCTGGGTCAATCTCGAAATCGACCTCTGTCAGCGCAATCTCCGACCGCCTGTCTCCCAACTCCGCAAGCGCCACACACACAGCGATCGCTCGGTTCTCGCTGTCGATGTCGATGCGGTAGAACTGCCCACGGTATCGCCACGAGACAAAGAAGGTTTTCATTTCACCCTCCGCATCGGCGCCGGCGGCTTGCTCTTGGCGTCATCTTCCGTGTGTTCGGCCATCGCTCGCTGCCATTCGTACAACGATTCCCGCACCTGGTCCGCCGCGTCCACGAGATCCTGGTCCGGGGTAATCGGCCCAATCAACAAGCCACAGCGTTGCAGGATGTCACGAAGCACGGATTTCACCCCGCAGAGCTTCCGTGTGTTCTCTCAGTACCGTCACAACCTCTTTCACAAGGTCTATCAGGACTTCCTTATCCGCCTTCTCCTGCTGGTCCTTCCTGTCCTGGAGTACCTGTGCCCGCCGCCAGAGCGCACCACACGCCAGCCACGCTGGAAGTGTCACAGCAGCGAATACTTCGCCACTGACCGATTCGAGCAAGAATGGCTGGATCATCACTGTCCGCTCCTCTTTAGTCTTTAGACAGCCCGCCTACAGGCGTACAGACCCGCCCGTAATTCGCAGCTTCGAGGTCAAGGTCGGCCTGGGTGACGATCTGGTCGCCATTCACGTCGCCGTATCGATAGGGCGCGGTGCCCTTGTACAGGTTGGAAACCGTCAGGGAGAGGTCGAGGATGTTTACGACGTTATCTCCATTCGCATCTCCCGGGCACGTCTCTGGCGCAGCTTTCGCAATCCCGTAGATCCCGAGTGCTGCCAGTGCGAATGCGAGAACGATCGTCTTCATGTCACGTCTACCTCTGCCACCGTCACTGCCTGCTCAGCAAGTTCGCGACGGTAGTTCCGCGTCAGTATACGCAACGCAGCCTTGATACATTCCCTTGCCTGCTGTGGCCCCGTGAGTGCGTCGTATCCTGCGGGATCGCCAGTGAAGAAGAAGTTGATCGCGTGAGAACGGTACTGCCTTTCCAGCGCAGCGAGGACATCTGCGGCATCGGGGTTCGGGACGGTGATCGAAGGGATAACGGCCATCTAAATTAACTCCAGTGTCGCGTAGTGCATTCTGAATCGCGTGTTCGCGTTGTTCTTCGAGTGGGTCACGCGGATTTGCAGTGTCTTGGCGGCGGTGGAATCCTCGGCAGCGGCGCCCTGAATCCCCCATGAGCCGGTGTCCGTCGCGCCCATGTCGCCCACGCCTGTAGTTGCGGTGTTGACGTTCCCGAACTCCACTACGCCATCGAACCGTTGCGAGTTCGTCGCCCCGAGTGCAGACAGGGTGAAATCAATCGAACAGGGACGGACATCTGCGTCGATAGCGTTAGCAGCGGTGGCGTCTGCGAACATCGTGGTCGCCCCGTAGACAGCGGTAATAGTGAGGGTTGAAGTTGCCGCGCCGTTGTTCAGGTAGTCGCAGACGAGCTTCCCTCGGATCATCTTGTTCGTTCCGAGCATTCCAGCGGGGACGGAGAAGTTCAGGATGTCCGTGATCGTGACAGACGACGCCACGGAAATGAGCGTAGACGAACGATAGATTACCCGGCTCATCCTTCACTCACCACATGCCAGTTTGTCCCGTCAGAAACAAGATGGACAAAAGAGTATTGCGCGGAGAGGACGTAGGTTAGCGCCCCGTCAATCGTCTCTGTTCCGTTGGCATCGATGGTAACCGCGTTGGTCGATGTGTCTGTCTTCTTTGCAATGAGACTCATCCCGGCAGCGGGGCCAGACGCAGCGGAAATAAGTGAAAGCGTCCACGCCCCGCCAGAAGCATCACAGAGGATGACCTGATCGGTATTGAGCGTGGTGTACCCGGATGTTTTGGTCTGCACATCCATGAAGTGCGAGACCCATTCCATGCCAACCGTTTGGGCGCTATTGACACGCAGAAACTTCCCGGTGGCACCGAGCGCCAACTTCTGTGCTGTGTCCGCGCCTGTGCCTACCGCAAGGTCACCCTTCGCATCCCAGATGGTGTCGGTAGCAACGCCGCCCGAAGCTGGAGCAGCGATGGCCCGCCAGCGTGACGATGTGGTGTTGTACTGGAGAATGCAGCCGTCATCGGGGTTCAGAACGATGTCGGCGGAAAGCGCGAAGCGATTGGCTGCGGTGCTGGACGCTGACTCGTCCTTCAAAGTAATGGCGAACCCACCCGTGTTCTGGATGAGCAGCAATCCACCGCTGAGGACATTCGTGGCGTCGATCCCGGTAATGTTCCGTGCCGCGTCCGAAGAGATGGACACCGCCGTCCTCAGCCGCGCCCCCACGTCGTAGTCATTCTGGTCTGATGTGATCTGCGTTTGCGCGGTCACTACCGGGGCGATCTCCCCCGTAAACGCCATCGTCGCCGCATCGCTCCCAGCATCGGTCGCAGACATGTCGATCTGGGCGAGGACACCGCCGGTCGTCTGGGTCTGGATGATGACTTCAGGCTTGGCGTTCGTGATTCCTGTATAGGTCTGCACCTGCGCGTACTGCCCTGATGCCCCGTAGGTCGAAAGGTACGCAGACGCGATGGTGCCCGTATTGAAACCGGAAACCTGGGCCTTGGGGTAGAAGGTGGAGGGTGTTAGCTTGAACTCGGGAACAAAGAACAGCGCCGCAAGGTCGGAAGCCGTCAGGACCTGGATTCCGTTGCCATCCAGCTGCATGTCGTTTCCGCCATACCGCAGCAAGCCCGGACGCGTCATCGCCGGTTCCAGCAGGTTCCGCCTCAGCGTCGCGATCGTGTCCTCAAGCACCGCTACCCGCTGTTCCAGGTCGCTCCCGCTGGCCTCGGCGTCAATCTGGCTCTGGTCAGGCACGCACCTTCACCCCCGCCGAAGTCAGCGTCCTGCCGCCTGCGTCCTTCATGTCCTCAAGGTCGTAGAACATCTCGATCTCACCCAGGATTCGGGGCGTGTTCGTGGTCGTCGCGCCCCTCGCCAGTGACAGCTTCGGCGCAAGGAATTCCGCAGAGATGTACTTATCTCGCGTGACCTCCAGCCAATGCACCCCGTTCCCGGTAATCGGTGCGCCGATCGGGTGGTTCTGCGACGTGCCCGTGTGGTCGAGGTAGTCCACGGAAAGGGTCACCGTCTCGCTCGACGTGCATCCCGACGTTCTGACCCGGAAGGCCCTGGGGACGATGTTCTGTCCCCGGTGTCTCCTGATCTGCGTCCCGTACCAGGTCCCCGAAGAGGCGTAAGTGCAGTTGTGTGCTACAATTCCATTAGCACCGTAGCGGTGATTCTCGGTTTCGAGGTTGTAGACATACCCGCTAAATGGAACCCGCCGGACGGACACAACATCTGTGAACGCTACCTTGCTGGGGAGAGCATCGTCGGTATCGCCCTGAGCTTTGGCAAAGATGCCTCGCCAATTCGGCGCATCTTGACCGAGAACAATATCCCGCTCCGCCCAGATTACTGGAGTCCGACTGATCCCACTGCGCTCTGCGAGAAGTACCTGGCCGGCGCTTCCACTGTGGACTTGTCTCGCGAATACGGCGTCCACTTCAGCCAGATCAACAAGACCCTCCGCCGGAACGGCGTCATGATTCGTAGTGCTGATAAGGCCGCGCGTCTCTGGCAGGAACGAGAAGATCCCGTCCGCAAAGCTGCCCGCATGAGCAAGCCGCATGACGCAATTCGTGGGCGAAAGCGAACTAACTCTGACCTCATTGCCCGCGCCCGAGGGAAGCAAGGCTCGAAGGCTCATATATCCGCCGACGAAACTCTGATCGGAGGCTGGCTGCGTGAGGCCGGCCTGAATGTGGTTCCGCAGTTGGCTATCGATCGTTACAACATCGACCTCGCCATCCTGCCCATCGCCGTGGAAGTCCTCACTGATGCCGGTTCGCCGCTCTCGCGGAAGCCTGACCGCCGCAAGATCGAACAACTCACCAATCGTGGTATGTCTGTCCTCTACATCTGGATCGGACGGGATGGCATCCGAAACAGGGAGGTTATCGTGAGCAATGTGATCGCCTTCCGTGAGGCTGCCAAGGCCAACCCATCCCCGATCGGTCAGTACCGGGTGATTCGGGGTTCCGGTGACCTTGTGGCCGAGGGCTGTGGTGACTTCGATAAGGTCACCCGTGTACCAGCGGCGAAACGCCTTCGTAGGTAGGCTGTCCAGCGAAATCCGGGTGTCAGCAGGGAAACAGTTCGTGTCATCGGGGAACCTGTTCCCCCGCCCTTCGATGAACCATCCGGCATCTGAATCCCGCCCGTAGTACACCGTGGGGTTCGCCTGTGACCCCTTCGTCCCGGCGTACTCCATGAACCATGTGTCCTTCGCGGAGACGGTCAGGATCGGGTAATAACTCAGCTTGTTCGAGTGCGCGTCGCCGGCCCTTCGCGGGCGCACGGCGCAGATGTAGGTCACGTCCGTGATCGAGTTGTAGATGGCCCAGTAGAGCCACTGGTCGGAGTAGCACTGCGCGGTCAACCTTCCCTGGACGGGCGAGGTGTTGTTCCAGAACTGGTCAGGGCCAACGTTGTCGTTGTCGTTGATCGACCGGAAGATCCTGACGGCTCTCTCAAGAGGGATGATCACCCCGAGAGAAGGGTGCTCGCGCATGTTCACGCAGTTGTTCGTTGAGCGAGTGAGTGAAGGGAGCAACGGCTCGAACGTCTGGAAGTCGTCGTTCAGGTAATACGGCCCCGCGTCGGTGCCGATGTACCACGTGCCGTTGACGAACGCGAACCCGGTGAAGATCCCCTTGAACCCGGAAAGCGTCTCTCTGGTGCTCCACGCGCTCCCGTCCATCGTCGTCGAGCCCGTGAGGATGTTCGTGCGGACGATGTTCTGGATGTTCGACGCGAACCCCAGCCCCACGATCTGCCCGGCAGCGTTCTTCGATCCCACCCGACCGAAGATCTGGTTGTGGATCGATTCGTTGTTCGTGGACTTCGTGTACCCGCCCGTGTCCGGGAGGGCGGTGAACACCTCGTAGGAGTTGTCCCCCGTGGCGACCGAGATTTCCTCTGTCCCCCCGGCGGAATAGGTGTAGATGCTGTCCGTCCCTGCGGCGCCGAGAGCAGCCCCCGAACCGTCAGCCACGTTCAGGCGCGTTGAGAGCTTAATCAGGGCCGGTTTCGTGCCCCGGATGACCACCAGCTTCTCGTTGGCATCGATGCCCTCAGAAAACGATCCGCTGTTCGCGTTGGCTGTCGTGCCACCCGCTGCCGAAAGGTCAACGGAAGTCCCAAGCGGCCCGAGTTGCAGAATTCCTCTGAATCGCCCGTCACACCCATCGGTGTAGTTCGTCGTCAGTGGCCCCTGGCCCCCGCGTGTGTCCTCGAAGGAGTTATAAGAAGGGGTGTCCGGTTGCCACGAAACGACGTTCATCCGAACCTCCGCGCGGCCGGCGCAAGTCTCTGCATCTTCCGGTCGTTGATGTCCGGCTTCGGTGCGTTCAAATGTTTCGTTGCAAGCCGCTCGAACCGTCCACGCCACTCCTCCGCTCTCGGGTCACCGTGGGATTCAAACAGCTTCCAGAGCGCACCCGTCGCCACCGGTATCAGAGGCGCATCCGAAACGTCCTGGTCCGCTGATCCAGAGGCCAATCTGTCGGCATCGAATCCTGAATAGGGGCGCTTGGAGTAGACGAGGATCTGTCCCCTTCCCCAGTTCTGCGGGCGGATCGCCAGCGTCCCCGCCTGGTCGTCCCACTCCCACCCGAACCCACCGTTCCTATCGGCTCTCGGGAGGTCGTACTCGGGGTAGTCGTCCCGGCGCACCGCGTCATCCAGCGTCCCAATGAGAGCATAGGCTTCGAGGATGATGTTGGCATCGTTGTTAGTCTGCGATGTGGCCTTCATTAGCAGAGAACTGGAGGTAGAAGGCAAGGCTCCTGATGTGGTCAATTCAGCCAGGACCCCAGCTTCTAGGACTGTGTTGGTGTCGGTCCCGATCGTCGCGTCATCAGTACCAAGGAAGAGATTTACATCGGAATCCGCAGTGGGGTAACAGACCAGGACGGCAGTCACCGTTTCCCCTGCCGGGGCATCTCCGCTAACTCCAGTTCTGAGGCCATTCATAATCTGGGTCAGGACAGCATCGGTTCCCCCAGAGCGTTGGAGGTTGTAGTAGGTTCTCTGCCCACGATATGCAGATGGGGTGGTGGAGGAAGAAAAAGCCGTGAACGGCGTTGTGTCCGCGTTCGAGGTCACCGTCCACCAGTCCGGCAGTTGCGTCCCGCTGGTGTCCACTTTGTTCTTCTTCTGGAGATACCGGTTCCGCGTGATCACTGGGGAGCGGTTCCACTTCACCAGCGCCACGTCGTCCGGGTCGTACACCCAGTCCAGATCCCCGAGGTAGATGCGCTGCCCGCCCATCACCACCGGGAACTCCGTCCGGTCCATCCTCCGCAGCATCTGGATTGCTCGCTGGATGGCGTCGCAGATGAACTGCGGCTCGTACTTCGTGATCAGGACGACTTCAGAGGTGGCAGTGGTATCCGCGTAGTTCGTGCCAGAGTGCGTCAGTGTCCCCGTCGAAGGGGTGTAGGAGTCGATATACCTGACACGATCGGCAGCCTGCGCCGTGAGCGGTCGCCACATGTACTTCTGGGCGAACTTCTGTGACGACAGCCCGCCGTAGATCAGTTGATTCGCGACAACCGTTGTCGTGGTCAGCGACGTGACCGGCACGCTCCGCCCGATCTCGTCGTCCGTGAGGAGTGTGAACATGGCCTGCGCGTATTGGTAAAGCGCAGTCACTTACGCCCCCTTCTTGGGTTTAGCCTTCGGCTTTTCCTTGTGGTTCTTCCCGGCCGTGAAGCTCATTTGTGGTCCCTTCCTTTGTGGAGCGTCAGCCCCTGTGCGGAGTCGAAGAACCGAGGGCAACCATCCTCGTCGCAGTAGTGAATTTCCACTTCCGCCACTGGTTGTCTGCCGGAAGCAAGGGCCATCATTGCTTCGATCTGGCGCTCCTGGCGGTCGATCTGTTCCTGTTCCTTCTGAGCCTTGCGCGCTTCTTCTCGCACTGCCCAGGTGATCGGGTGCTTCTTCTTCTCGTGGTAGTCACGGGTAAACGTGGTTTTGAAGCTCCCCGCCGGCCGGGTCTCGTTGTCTCCGCAGACCACATCCATGCTCACCCCAATCGCCACCAGCCACTCCCGTTCGGGGTGCTGCGGGTGGAGGAAGCACTTGAGGTTGCCAACCTTGTACTCGGGCACCGGGGAGAGCGGTCGTCCCGTCTCTTCGTGCGCCGGCACAAAGGCGTCGATGACCTTTTCAGAACCGTCGGGCATGGTGATCCGGCGCTTCTTCTGCAGGGTTTTCTTCAAGTACATGAGCGGGATTTCCACCCGTTCGCCCGTCTCCGTGTTGAAGATGGTGTACTTCTGTTTATTGTTGGAGAACTCCTTTGTCCCCCCGTTGAACACGCCCATCAGGTCGGGGTCACCGATCATCTGGGCCACTTCCTGAGACCCTTCTTTGGCTTTCGCCATGAGCCGTTCGACCATCGCGTCTGCGACTTCATTGACCATTTAGTGCCTCCTCGTAGGCTGCTGCCTTTGAAAACCCGATGCGCTGCTTGGTCACGCCCGGCCCGAAAACGGACTGGTTGCGGATGACCTTCCAGTGCTCCTCGACTTGATTGAGGAAGTCAGCGATCAGGGTGGATTCCGCTATCTGTTCAGCGGTGAATTCCTGCCAGTAGTTGTCCCGCCAGCGGTGCTGGTCCGCGATCTCTCTTAGCTCGGCGACCGTATGGGCGAGGAGGGATGGAATCTCGACTTCAGGGGCGGTAAATTTCTCCGCCGGCCCCAGTTCCGTCCACCACTCCGCGAGGTCATCGTTCCTCACGACGGTGATGACCTGGAACCGTTTGTATCCGGCACCCGCCGCCTGCACACGTTCGCGCAGAGACCACGCCGGTTCGTCGTCACGCACCGCAAGAATTACGGGCCTCATTTCGCCTCCAGTTCGTCTACACGCCGCTTGAGGTTGAGCACCTGTGCGTAGAGCAGCGTTATCAGCGACGGGCCACTCTCGACCTCTGGCTTGGGAGTGCCTTTCGGCGGTTCATCCACTCGAAACTCCTCGCGGATGTCTGCGAGGTCACGCCCCGTCCTGTGCCGCAGTTGGCGATACCAGATGGACCGTGGCATGTCGCGTTCGCCGTCCCACTCCCTCGGCCCTTCCCACTCGCCTGTGACGTAGTTCTGGAACGCTGGAGTCTTGCGGACGAACTGCGGAAAGAGCTTGTACAACTCCTCCCAGATGCAGCACATCCGCACTTCCAACGTCTCCCCGATGTAAGGGTTAGTCCAGAATCCGACGCGCTGAAACGTGCAGTCACAGGCGTCGTCATTTACGTCCCATGTCTCTTCTGGGTACGCGGCGAGAATGTCGAGGGCTTCCGCGAGACTCATTTAGGTCTCGACGTTGCTGGCGGTGCCGTCAGCGATGATCTTCCGAACCACCGTGTCTGATGCGAACACCGCCGCAGCCGTCGCGATCGCGCCCACAGGTGCGATGCCGGCAAGGGATGTACCACCCATTACCACTGCCCCCTGCGGTTCTGTCGTAGCGAATGCGCCAGGGTTGCCGAGTTTAACATTGCCCTGACTGGCTATGAACGCATCTCCCGCCCCGCTTGTAGAGATGCTTCCCGACACGCCACCGTTGAGCGCCACGGTACTGCTAAACGTCGCAGCTACCGCAATCGCAAAGTCGTTCGCGTCGAAGTCGAACACCTCAGTGCCGTTGAACCGTGCCGACAGACGCGAGTTCTGCGCGTCGTAGTGCCAGCCGCGATGGGTTGGGCTTGGAGTAATGGACATTGTTTCCTCCAGTCCTGAACGTCAGGACGTGAACTGGAGAGGGCGTCCGTCCGCCCTCAAGGTTTAGTCCAGGGTCATCGAGGCGAAGTGCCCCGAAGCGCCGCAGTGCATCGACGAGGCCGTCGCCACCGATGCCGACACTGCGATGTGCAGCGACATCTTGGGCGGGACGATCAGCGCACCATCGACCTGGCCGACACACGCCCCACCGGGGGTGGCGGCAGCAAGGCCGAAGTTCATCGTTGAACCGGGGAATACCCGCCAGTCGTTCGCCACGACGGTCTGGTTGATGGCCGTCTTGAGGACGGTGGAAGTCGAAGAGGCCATCGACCCGCCGCGCCCGTCGCCAAGGACAAGCGCAGTGTTTGCGGAGTACACAGCGTTCCCCACCTGTGCCCACGGGGTGTGGCTCCACACCACCGCTGTGCCGAGCAGTTGCCATGACCAGATGGCGTCCACCACAAACGGGCGGGTGGCGTGGTTGTTGACGATCTCCAGCGCAGCGGTGGTGGTCGGGACAGCAGCGACAGGAGCGAACGCGGTAGCGGTGCTCACCGACCACGCATCGCCCCGGCGCACCGCCTCGGTGTACCGGGGTTCGCCCGTAGCAATGAGAAGGTCGCCCATCTCATTGCCGGACAGAGCGGTTTTGTCCGCCCGCCCGACACGCCGCAGGACCATCTCCGCAAGGGAGTTTATGGTGTCAAATCGGTCGCTCATGGGGTGCTGTACCTCCAGTCGCGTCCGTACTTGAGGGAGACGAAATCGACGTGATGAAGCGGGTCGCCCGTGCTCTGCTCAAGGAGCAGGAGGCTCGGGTGGTACGCAGCCGTGGTATCGAGCGTCCCCGCCCGCAGTTCGCAAACGCGCTTCGGGCCGGTGTTGTTTGGGTCGGTCGTGATGTCGCCGTAGTAGGCGCGAGCCGCCCCGTCCGGGTCCAGTTCGATCCGGGCATACCACCACGAATCAGCGACAAGGCCAGAACTCGCGCGCACTCCCAATGAGCCGAACGCTGAACCCGTGTCGTTGTTGATCGCGGTCGTGCCGGCCACACCGTCCACCGAGACCATCGCGCGGAAGTCATCCGTGGTGGCCTGCGTGTCGTAGTAGATGCCGAACGTGTTGCCGGTGTTGTTCGCGGTGAGGGTCGTCCCATTCAGAGTGAAGGGGTTGACCGGCTCCGCCAGTGCAAGGGTCTCCTGGAAGCCCATGAACACACGGAGGTCCGTGACCGCCGAATGCTTCACCCGTGCTTCCCAGACCAGCGGGCCGTTGTAGAGCGGGATCATCGGCAGCGTGAAGATGCCGATACCATCACCGGCGCCAGCCGCGCCAGAGAAAGTCGCAACGCCGTTGCCCTCGTCCACCACCACATCCATTGCCACGTTGCCGCTGACGGCCGCGAGGCGGATCTGGTTGAACTGGTACTCGGTGGCGTCCGTAAGGGTCTGAGCAAGTGCGGAGGTGAAGTCCTCCACAATAGTCAATCGACCGAAGTCGCCCTGTGCCATTTCTATCTCCTTCCCGGTGGTATTCCGGGCCTGGGCGGTTTCCCGCTAGTTCGTAGGCGCGGTGGCGTCGTGGAGGAGTCCAAACAACCAGCCGCCGCCAGAGCTACCGCCACCCGCGTGGCGTTCGCCCGGGACGTACTCGTCGTAATGGAAGCCTTCTTCGGCCCCGCCACCGATCTCCTCGCGCCGTCGTGTGACGAACCGGGGAGAGTGGCCCTGGATCATGAGGACGCCCATCTTGGCGTGAACTCCACCGCGAGCATCCGGGGTTGAGTTGATGGCAATGTTGCCGTCTTCCCAGATGGCTACGTTGTCCACGGTGCGCCCCATCAGGCCGCGTTCAAACACGTCCTGCGTCATCCCCGTAGGAATGGCATAAGTGCCCACCGCAGACACCAGCTCGTCGCGGATGTCCTTGATGCCGTAGCCGTGAATGACCGCATTGATCGGCCCCGTGGGGGCTTCCGTAGCGTTCGAGCGAATGCGCGATGCCGCCGCTGCGATATGTCCGGACTGGAGAGTGGTGGCGGTACCACAGAGCGTGGTGGTCGCCGTGGCGAAGATCGCCAGGTAGTCCTCATCCTTCTTGCGCTGGATCGCGTTCTGCCCAGCAGGCCCAAGTTTCGCCGTCACCGACTTCGGCAGGCGCTGATACACCCGGTCGGTCACGATGTAGTTGAGGCCGCTGACGATCGGGGTCAGCGTGAGAAGTGAATCGGAGAAGGTCTGGGGATTGTTGAGTTCGGTGGTCTCAGTGATCGTCTGAGCACTGAGTTGGCCGATCTGGATTTCCTCCCAGGACAGGCCGGTACCTTCTTCGAGCGTATGCGTTTCAGTCGTGCGAGGGTAAACACCCTCGTACTCACGAGTGATTCGCGAGCTATCGATGATGGTCTGGCGGCTGTCTGCGAGAGAACCAGTAGTCGTGACGTTAGCCACAGTTGTCCTCGCTTAAGGTGCTGGCGCGTCAAAGCCGTGTTTTGCCCTGAACGCAGCGGCGTATTCCTTTGAGAGCGGATGAGCACGGGCCATAACGTCATCTGGGTTATTGGCCGGTGGAGCACCCGTTCCCCTGGTCGGCTGTGGGATCTGGCCCGGTGTCCGCGCCTTCTCTACCTGTGCAGCCGTCTTGCTTTTCTCTTTCTGGGCAGACTCAACCTTGGAACGCTCATCGGCGCGCGCTGCGCTTAT